GTAGATCAATCTGAATGAACGCTTCCTGTGGTTTGTACTGATTCGGATAGCGCAGGTACACAGGGGCGATACCCTCTGGAATAATGATGTCCATTGTCTTACCCTCTCTCTGTTAGTTAATAGGTATTACTTTAAAGATGCCGTTGACGCGCTTGCGTGAGCCGCCAGCGGCCCAATCGTACATTTTGCCATCGTATACCGCCGATACATGGCCCGTGCTGTACACCAAGTACATACCGAGTGTACTGCTTAACAGCTTTTCCGCCGTGCATACCGTAGCGGCCCCTAACCTGACGCCTTCCAGCCTCAGTCCATGCTCTAGGAAAGCTGCTACCTGTACCGGGAATCGAGTACCCTTCCCCGTCTTCCTGCCAAGCCTACGGAAGGTATGGAAGGCCTTGCCGTATCCACATCCCGCCGCTACTGCCAATGAGATAACCGTGCACATGTTGTTATCTTTGTAATACTTGAGTGCTATGTCTCTTATTGTCTTGTAATCTTCGTAACGCATATGAAACCTCGATATAATTACAACCATTACAGCCACTCCTTACACCAGCCTTGCGGCATTCTCAGAATGGCTGTTAGCTTGCAACTAACATCCTATTGGCTACTTAGTATCTGTATCGTTTTGAGTCTTAGTGCGCCTATGCCGCAACTCGCAATCCGCTACAGGCTATCTAGCCTGCCTTAGCAGGACTTGTTGTTGTATGCTCTTCCAGTCAAGTTCTGGCGTAACACACAGTGAAATCTGTGTGTGTCGCTATAGTAGAGCTGTAATTCTGGTCGTCAACAATTATTTTCATGTTGCACAATTGATTCACAATCTAGGTATCCTTATCGTTTCCCTATACCCGAACAGGTAACAGGGAGAAGTGTTATGCATAGGGACTCTGGCGCCTCTAGGTGCAGGACTGTGGCAGTCCTGTGGTGTCTCTAAGTGGTACTACTCCATCCCTCACCTTGTCCCTGCCAAGCCTGTGCAGCCTGTGCAGGCTAGGCCAGGAATTATGACTACCGAGTCAGTATTCTGTTTCAGGCATATCACTGGCATATGCTGTAGATAATTATGACTACCGAGTCAGTGTTCTGTTATGGCATAGGCTTGCGGTATGCAGAGGCAAGGCGGGTCGCTTCAGGGGGCCGGGGGAGGGGCTGGGCTACGGTGAATTGTTACAGTACCAACCCAGATACAAAAGAGAGGTAATTTAGAAAATAGGAGGAATTGAAGAACCAGGATATATCAATATTGATATAAAAGAGGCTATGGTCACTATACTATGTAGACACATAAGCTATTGATATTATTAACTATTTAAAAAGGCCACTGCGGAGACTAGGGGTCTTCCTAGACCCGCAGCAAGCAAGGAAGCCTCTTCAGCTTAAGGGACTGAATATAACCCTTCTGTTATACACATCCCTCCTGAAGGTATTGGTGCCTCTCTAGAGTCCTAAGTGGTACACATAAAGGATATTAGGGTCTAAGTATTGACTAAAGATGAAAAATATGATAAAATATATACCATAAATAAAAAGCACTTAATATACCTCTTCAGAGTTCACTGGCGCTCTGAAGAGTTCACCGCTCTTGAGATAAGAAGAAGTATTTATCTTTAAGTATATTCTTTGTACATTGACGCAAGTGCTGCGAGTGTACTGAGACTAGGTGTACCGCCAGAGTTTAAGGGGGAAGCTATGCCTTTAAAAAAGGGATACTCAAAGAAGACAGTCTCTGAGAATATCAAAAAAGAGATGAAAGCAGGTAAACCCCAGAAGCAAGCAGTGGCGATTGCTTTAGACACTGCTCGCAAGAGTAAGAAGAAATCTAAGAAGCCGGGTGCCTACTGATGGCGGCGGGGGTCAAGCATTACTTTGCTGATGGTTCTGAGTACAAGGGTCAGATCCACAAGGATGCCAAGGGAAGGCTGATGTCAGGCAAGACCCATACGGCCAGTAGTCAGTTCCTGTTCCATACCAAGCCTAAGAAGAAGAGTAAGCAGTAGGCATGGAAGAGTCTCCCCCCGAGGATGTGCCTAAGAAGATAGGCAGGCCCAAGAAGTCTGCCCTGCTGAAGAACACCCCCGGTAAGATGACGAAGCGGGGCAGGCCTCCCGGTGAGGCAGCAGCACTGGCGGATTTCAAGGCAAGGATTCTGACCTCGCCTAAGTCCCGCAAGGTCATTGAGGCCATCTTCGATGCTGCCTTAGACAATGACCACAAGAACCAGGCAGCAGCATGGAAGCTCTTGATGGACAGGATGGTGCCGGTCTCTGCCTTTGAGCAGACCGCTGGCGGTGGCAAACCCGCTGTGACGATCAACATCACAGGGATAGGTGGCAACACCGTCATCAGTGCCGAGGGTGCTGAACCAGAAGGTGACATACTCGATGCCGAATACGAAGAAGAATAAGGCACGGCGTTACCTCCAGCGGGAGGCGGTACTGCCCGAGTGTCTCGTAGAAGTCATAGTATTACTTTCCGATTACGACCCCCGAAGCTGGTCCCTGTATGGGGACTATCTTGAAGCGATGGGTGTAGATGATTCCGCCGAATCCCAAATAGATATGATGGTGGACATTCTGACACTCGGGTGGACCAAGGGGGTCTCCATTATTGGGTACGACAATCTCTTCAAAGTGCTTGTGGCTGCTGAAACCGATGTGGCTGACGCGAGTGAGCGATTGTCTACCCTCTTAACCTCAAGGGACTTATGCTGCAATCCGTAGGCAAAGAACTGCCAGCAAATGCAACCACCACTCTGTTTACAGTCCCCAGTGGCTATGTGGCTGTGGTGCTTATGATCAAGGTGATCAACGGGGCTGGGGGTAGTCACAGTTTTAGTATCGACTGGCACGACGGCGTTACTATTTCGCTTCATCCCACCAGTACCCTTGCGTCCAAGACCTCCTACACCTTCGGGGCCGATAACGAGAAACTGGTGATGCAAGAAGGAGATTACCTAACTCTTACTACTTCCATCTCTAGTGATTTCGTAGCAATAGCTACAGTAGACATTACCCGCACCGAAAAGACACCGTATAACCTGTAGTGTCGAATCTCAACATCAAGCTGCTTAACTGGCAGCAGAAGGTCTGGCAACACCCGGCTCGCTTCCAGATCGTGGCAGCAGGCCGTCGTTGTGGCAAGTCCCGCCTCGCCGCCAGCAAGCTGCTGGTGAAAGGCTTGGAGGCTACCTCCGGCACCGTGTTCTACGTGGCCCCGACGCAGGGCCAAGCCCGTGACATCATGTGGCAATTATTGCTGGAGATGGGTCACAGCATCATCCGGAATGTCCACGTAAACAACCTCGAAATAACCCTGATCAATGGCATCAAGATCAGGCTGAAGGGAGCGGACAGGCCCGAGACCATGCGCGGGGTGTCGCTGTACTACCTGGTGCTGGACGAGTATGCCGACATCAGGCCGGATGTGTGGGAGCAAATCCTGCGTCCTGCCTTGGCGGACTTGAAGGGGAGTGCCCTCTTCATCGGGACCCCGATGGGGCGTAACCACTTCTACGACCTCTTTAAGTACGCTGAACTCAGTAACGACGAGGACTGGAAGGGCTGGCACTTTACTTCCTACGACAACGAGACCTTGGACCCGCTTGAGATCGAAGCCGCTAAACGCTCGATGTCCTCGTATGCATTTCGGCAGGAGTTCATGGCGTCCTTTGAGTCCCGAGGCTCCGAACTCTTCAAGGAAGACTGGATCAAGTATGGCGAGGAACCTACCGATGGGGACTACTACGTTGCCATTGACTTGGCAGGCTTCCGCGAGGTGGGCAAGGCCCGGTCCAAGAACACCCGTCTCGACGAATCCGCCATCGTCATCGTCAAGATTACCCCTGCCGGGGACTGGTGGGTAGCCAACATCGTCCGGGGCCGCTGGGAACTGTCCGAAACCGCCGAGAAGATCATTCAGGTGGTGCGTGACTACAAGCCAGTAGCGGTGGGCCTAGAGCGTGGTATCTCCCGCCAGGCGGTCATGGAGCCGCTGACGGACATGATGCGTCGCTACAACTTCTATTTTAACGTCAAGGAACTGACCCACGGCAACCAGAAGAAGATCGACAGGATCGTCTGGGCCTTGCAGGGTCGCTTCGAGAACGGACGCATTCGCATTGCCAAGGGGGAGTGGAATGAACAACTGCTCGATCAGCTGTTTCAGTTCCCCAATGACCTTGTCCACGATGACTTAGTGGACGCGTTGGCCTACATCGGCCAGCTGGCGAACATCCCCTACGGCCTTGACGAGTTTGAACAGACGACCTACGAGCCTTTAGACGCCCTGTCGGGCTACTGATTTGGAGCAAGCGATGGAAGATTTTGATACCGAGGCGAGTGACTTCTCAATCGAGGAGAGTCTTGAGAGCTGGATCATGACGAAAGTCGATGACTGGCGTGAACACTATGAGAATAACTACCAGCGCCGTCACGATGAGTATTACCGCATCTGGCGTGGCGTCTGGGCCGCTGAAGACCGCACCCGCGAGTCCGAGCGCAGCCGTTTGATCAGCCCTGCCACACAGCAGGCTGTCGAATCCTCGGTTGCAGAACTGGAAGAAGCCACTTTCGGACGCGGCACCTGGTTTGACATCAGCGATGATTTCACTGATACCGACAAGCAGGACATTGAATTCCTGAAGCGTTCGCTGCACGATGACTTCAAGAAGCAGAAAATCCGTAAGACCATTGCCGAAGCCCTCATAAATGCCTCCGTCTTTGGCACCGGCATTGCCGAAGTGGTGCTGGAAGACATCAAGGAGATGGCTCCTGCCACCGAACCCGTCATGGGGGGGCAGCTGACGGCAGTGGGTGTCACCATCCGCGACCGTACCGTGGTCAAGATGCGCTCGATCCTGCCCCAGAACTTCCTGATTGACCCTGCTGCCTGCTCCATCGAGGAGGCCTTGGGCGTTGCCATCGACGAATACGTGCCCCTGCACAGCATCAAGATCATGCAGGAGAAGGGCATCTACCGTGATATCCCGATTCGGGCCTCTGTGTCTGACTTGGACCTCGAGGAAGACAAGACCCTGACGGTGCCTGAGCAGGACAAGGTCCAGAAGACCACCTACTACGGCCTTGTGCCGCGTCATCTGCTGAAGAAAGCCGCCAAAGAGGATGATGTGGAGATTGTCTCCCTCAATGATGACGGAAACGATGATAGCTACTACGTCGAAGCCATCGTGGTGCTGGCAAATGGCGGGGATTTGCTGAAAGCCGAAGAGAATCCCTACATGATGCAGGACCGTCCGGTCATTGCCTTCCCGTGGGACATCGTGCCGGGCAAGTTCTGGGGCCGTGGCGTGTGTGAGAAGGCATTCAACAGCCAGAAAGCCCTGGATGCGGAACTACGTGCGCGTCAGGACGTACTGGCCTTGACCGTGCACCCGATGATTGGCATCGACTCCACTCGCTTGCCCCGTGGCATGGACACCACCGTCCGTCCCGGCAAGACCATTCTGACCGTTGGCCGTCCGTCAGAGATCATCGAACCCATTCGCCTTGGGGGAGTGGATCAGGTCACATTCGCGCAGGCAGAATCGCTCCAGCGGATGCTCCAGATGGCTACTGGCGCCATCGACTCAGCGGGCATCCCCGGTTCGATCAATGGCGATTCGACCGCTGCTGGCATCTCGATGAGTCTCGGTGCCATCATCAAGCGCCACAAGCGGACCCTGATCAACTTCCAGGAATCCTTCATCATCCCCTTTGTCGAGAAGGCAGCATGGCGCTACATGCAGTTCGACCCCGAGCATTACCCGGTGGCGGACTACAAGTTCATTGCCACTTCGTCCTTGGGCATCATTGCCCGTGAGTACGAAGTCACGCAGCTGGTGCAATTGCTCCAGACGATGGGCACTGACTCGCCGCTGTATCCGGTGCTAATCCAGTCAATCATTGACAACATGAACATTGCTAACCGTGAAGAACTAAAGACTGCCATGCAGCAAGCATCTCAGCCTTCACCAGAGGCGCAGCAGGCACAGCAGCAGACCCTTGAGGCTGAACTCCGCTTTAAAGGCTCGCAGTCCGCTGCACTGGAAGGACAAGCCGCTGAGTCGCAAGCCCGTGCTACCAAGTACGCCGAAGAGACTCGCTTGCTCCCGATTGAGACGGCTCTTAAGAACCTCCCAGAGTCGGATACGGATGCTGACTTCCGCAAGCGCCTTGAGTTGGCTAACGTCAGGCTCAAGGAGAGAGAGGTTGCTACTAGGGAAAGACAGGCGGCAGCAACTGAACGCTCCAAGATGTTTGAAGAACAACTTGTAGATAGGCTGCGCTAATGGACTTCAATGTGCTGTTCTTGGCTTTGGATAATAAATACACCAAAGCTATAAAGGCTATAGAAGCCAAAATAAGCACAGTACGGGCCATGAAAGGCGATACTGGTCCGCAGGGTCCAGCAGGCAAGGATGGCAAACCCGGAGTAGCAGGCAAGGACGGCAAGGATGGAAAAGATGGTAGGGATGGTAAAGACGGACAAGACGGCAAGGACGGACAAGACGGCAAGGATGCCGAGCCTGTAGACCAAGAAGTTATTGTTGAAGTCATAGAGCGAGGCCCACTAGGCGGCATCGAAAAAGCCTTGGTTACAGTTAGAAACTTGAAATAACAAATTTACAGTAACAAGGGGAATTGAATGCCAACAGCTTCGTATACTAAATGTACTGCCGCTATTGAGCCTTTGCTGGAAGCAATTAACGTCGGCTCCGACACATGGAAGGTAGCGTTGACTAACGCAAGTGCAACTGCCAAAACATCCTTCACACCAGGCACTGATGATCTGGCTACAGGGAATGGTTACACTCAAGGCGGAAACACTTGCTCAATCTCCAGTGCTACTCAATCGGCGGGGACATACACTTTTACTCTCAACAACCCTGCTGTATGGACGGCTACTGGCGCCATCGGCCCCTTCAGGTACGCCGTATTGGTGGATTCTACTACTAGCACTCCTGTGGCGCAGTGGGACTACGGCAGTGCTGTCACACTAAATAGTGGCGACACCTTTACGTTTACTTTCTCAGGCAGCGTATTTACTGCTAGTTGATTAGTTAATGGCTATTAGTTTTGTTGGTAGTTATGTTGCTACGCACGCTGCTACGACGGCGCAGACGGTTGCGTTCTCGAATCTTCGTGACTCAAGCAACGCTACGCCAACTCTGGCGCAAAACGACATTGTTTTCGTTGCGGTTGAGAATGCGTCTACCGTAAACCGAGGCGCGGGTGCGTTAGTCCCCAGCACGTACACAGCCAGCGGCGCAGCCGATTACCAGAACGACACCAACGACAGCAACTTCCAAGTCTCGTACAAGGTCATGGGGGCAACCCCGGACACCTCGGTAGCGATTCCTGCGTCCAACGCAACGACAGCCGGTGTCGGCTACGCGATTTATGTTTTCAGGGGTGTTGATACCGCCAACCCGTTTGATGCTACGACAGTCGTTACTGGCAACAATAACACGGGTATTGCCAACGCTGCTGCCATAACGCCAACGACAGCAGGGGCATGGGTAGTAGCGTTTGCTGGCGCGGCAGTGGCTGCGGGTGCGGTGTTCACCAACCCCGCCAACATGTCGGCTACAACTAACCACTTCCGTAGCGCTACCATCACCACCACAACCAACGATGCCAACATCGGCGGTGCGATTTACACGGCGTGGACATCAGGCGCGTTTGACCCAGCAGCGTTCGGTGGATCGACAAACACTAACACTGGTTCGTGGTCGGCAGTAACGATCGCGCTCAAGAACTACGTCGCCCCCGTCAATTACACACTCGACGGCAATGGCACTCCAGGCAACTACGCGCTTACAGGTGGAACAGCCAACGTATCCTACGGCGCCAAGCTCGTAGCTAACGCTGGCAGCTATTCCCTAGCTGGCAACGCGGCTGACCTGAAGGTGGCAGCTACACTGGCAGCAGCGGCTGGAAGCTACACCTTAGCTGGCAACACGGCTGACCTGGCAGTTGCCGCTACGCTGATAGCAGACGCTGGTAGTTATAGTCTTGTCGGGAATACAGTTGATTTAGCGGTTACCAGTGGGCCGGTAGCGGCTTCGCTGATAGCAGAGGCTGGTACTTACAGCTTAACAGGTATCTCTGCAACGCTGGCAATAGGGTATTCGTTTTCAGCAGAAAGCGGTATCTACGCATTGGCGGGCAACAATGCCTTACTTTCTTATACTCAAGTCAGCACAAAGAAAGTCCCTACAGGGCGAAGGCAAAGACAAGAAGAGGAGGACCAATACTCCCAAGACCTTGAAGATTTAATGGATATTCTTAAAAGAAGCAGGGTGTTATCCCCTACAACTGTGCAGGCGCTAGTCAAGACTCCGGGGAAAGACCTCTTTGTTTTTAAATTCCAACAAGAAAGCAGGAACTCTTAATGGCTAAAGACCCCCGTCTCGAACGCATTGGTGTAGAAGGCTACAACAAGC